CAGATTCAGCCGAAGTAGCACAAAGAGAAGCAGAATTGCAAGCATTAAAAGAAGAAAATGCTAAAATTAAGGCTGAAACAGATGCGAAGCTATCCAAAATGCAAGAACAAATGGAAGCGCTACTTGCGGCTGTTGCGGAAAAAACTTCAAAATCACGCAAACCGAAAGTAGTAGAGGCCTAATATGTCCCAAACGATGTTGCAAATGGTTCAGCAAGTCACAGCAGAACTTAACTTAGCAGTACCTTCCTTTGTAGCTGGAAATCAGTCACAAGATGTGCAACAAATCTTGGCATTGATGAACGGTGCTGGGTATGATTTGGTTAAGGAATACAACTGGCAAGCCCTCCAAGTGCAATATCGTTTTTACACACAAGCTATCAATACTTCAGCTACTTCTGTAAATGGTTCTACTACTATACAAATTGATGAAAACATTGATTTAAGCGCTGTTACTACTCAATGGCAAGTTACTGGCACAAACATTAACCAAGACACCAATGTAGTGTCAGTTAATAACACTACAAAGCAAATAGTTATCAGCCAAATGGCTTCTGGTACTGGTTCAGGCGCTATTGTTTTAGCCCAAACCGCTTACACATTACCTGCTGACTTTGAAACCATTACAGACCGTACTCAATGGGACAAAACTAAGCATTGGGAAGCATTAGGGCCTGAAAGCGCCCAACAATGGCAATGGCTAAAGTCTGGTTATATCTCAACTGGGCCTCGTATTAGATGGCGTATTTTGGATAACCAATTTCAAATATGGCCGCCAATGAATACCAATGAGTACCTTGGTTGGGAATACCGTAGTAAAGGTTGGGCAAGGGCAGCTAATGGCGCTATAAAAAATAGCTTTACTGTTGACTCTGATACAACTGTATACGATGACCGTTTAATGGTTATTTATACCAAACTTAAATACTTTCAAGTAAAGTCATTTGACACTACTGCATTGCAACAAGATTACCAGCGCTATTTAAGCGTTGTAAAAGCTAATGACAAAGGTGCGCCAAATCTGTCATTTGCACCATACCCAAGCAAAGTGCTTATTGGTTATGCCAATATTCCTGATACTGGTTATGGAAGCTAATCATGGCGCAACCTAAAGGTCGTACCGCAGTCACAGCCTCGGTTTCTAGCCCTATTGGTGGTTGGAACGCTAGGGATTCTATTGCTGAAATGCCGCCATTAGATGCGGTAGTTTTAGACAATATGTTTCCTACACCTACTGATGTCCAATTACGACTAGGTTATACCAAGGCTAGTGTTTTAACCACAACAACTGGCGTACAGACTATTTCTAGTATTACTGTTTCAGGGATTACCGCAACCCTTATTACTGCAGCAGCACATGGTTTATCTACTGGTAACACAGTTTCAATTACTGGGGCTACCCCTGCTGGGTTTAATGGCGTTTACACAATAACCGTTACAAATTCGACTACTTTTACTTATAAACCTATTGCTGTCCCCGCAGGAAACGCTACAGTAGTTGGTGTTTATGCAATAGGAATAACAACACCAATTAATTCTTTAATGAATTATGCTGGGCCTTCTACTCAAGACTTATTTGCTGCTGCTGGTACAACAATCTATGATGTTTCTGGCCCTGTTGCTGTTGCCTCGCACACCATTTCTAATGACAAATTGCAGCATGTCAACATTACTACTGCTGGTGGGCATTTCCTAGTAGCTTGCAATGGTCAAGATGCCACTACCTTTTATAACGGTACAAATTGGATTAATAATGCTTCTACAGACACGCCACAGCAAGTAAATACTATTACTAGAGTAGGCACTTTAGCTACTGCTACCACCAATGTGGCACACGGTCTTGTGACAGGCAACCAAATTGTAATGGCTGGGGTTACACCAGCAGCTTATAACGGTACTTTTATTATTACCGTATTAAATGCCACACAGTTTACTTATGTAATGGCAAGTACGCCAGCTTCTAGTGCTACGGCTAACGGTACTGCTTATGCAATTACTTCTATTACCAATACAGGCACAGGCGCATTAGTTACTACTGCTTCTGCCCATAATTTGTATACAGGCAACATTATTGTAGTTACAGGTGCTACTCCTGCGGCATATAACGGCACTTATGCCATTACACGCCAAAGTGCTACAACTTTTACTTATGCTTTAACTACTAACCCAGGTGGTGATGCCACAGTAGTAGGAACTTATAGCGTTGCAGCTAATACTATTACTTATTTGTCCCATAGTGGGACTCAAGCCAATGTAACAACGGCTACAGCGCATGGTTTGTTAACTGGTAACCAAATTACTGTTTCTGGAAGCACTCCAGCAGACTATAACGGTACATTTATTATCACTAGACTTAACGATACCCAATTTAGCTATGTAATGGCTACAACCCCAGCTACAGATGCTACCGTTATTGGCACTTATGTAGTGGTTGCCCAAACAATTAGCACCAATGTGCAAACAGGCATTGTTGCAAAGCTAACAACTCCTGTAAACCATGATTTAGTAACAGGTGACCAAGTTGTTATTTCAGGATGCACGCCTTCTGCCTATAACGGCACATATAACATAATTGTTATTAGTGCTACAGAATTTAGCTACATTATGGCTTCAGCGCCTATTTCAGGCGCTACAACCGTAGGTACTTACGCTACTTTTCAAGGCACTTACAACGTTAATTTTGCTATTACAGGTGTAAATAGTAACAAATTTGTTCATGTAAACTTGTTTAAAAACCGCCTATATTTTACCGAAGAAGGCAGTATGAGGGTTTGGTATTTGCCAGTTAATTCTATTGCTGGTGTAGCAGAACCCCTTGAATTTGGTGGAATTGCACGCAACGGTGGCTTTATTCAAGGTATGGCAACTTGGACTATTGACGCTGGGCAAGGCGCTGACGACTATGCTGTGTTTGTAACTAGCATGGGAGAGGTAATTGTATATAACGGTACAGACCCTAATGACGCTGCAACTTGGGCATTAAAAGGTGTATGGCAATTAGGTTATGTATATACAAGACGCTGTTTTTACAAGTTTTCTGGCGATATTCTATTACTTACCCAAGATGGTTTAGTACCTTTGGCTTCTGCATTGCAGTCTAGCCGACTAGACCCTAGAGTTAACCTTACTGACAAGATTTACTACGCTATTTCTCAAGCAGCTACGCTATATGGCATTAACTTTGGCTGGCAAATTGCTTACTATGCAAGCGAAAATATGCTGATTATTAATGTGCCAATTAACTCAGGCACACAGCAGTTTGTAATGAATACCATTTCTAAGGCTTGGGCTAGTTTTACTGATATTAGCGCCCAATGCTGGGAATTATCTAATGACCAAATGTACTTTGGTGGCGCAGGTTATGTGGGCCATTTCTGGAACGCTTACTCCGATAATGGCAGTAACATTAATGCGTCAGTTCAACAAGCCTATAGCTATTTTGACGCTAGAGGTCAACTAAAACGTTTTACTATGATTCGCCCTATATTCCAAACAGATAATGGTACTCCTTCTGTTTTGACAGGTATAAATGTGGATTTTGACACTCAAAACAACCTTGGTACTGTGTCATTTAATGCCCAAAATGTCGCCATTGGTTCTTGGGATAACGCTATTTGGGATGAATCCCAATGGGGTGGTGCATTGTCTATTACTAAGTCATGGCAAGGTGTTACAGGTATTGGTTATTCAGGCGGTGTAGTAATGAAGATAGCTTCCCAAGGAATTGATGTGCATTGGGCTAGTACCGATTATGTAATGGAACGAGGTGGCGTTCTTTGAGGCAAGTTGTTACTGCTGACCAAGACTATATGCGGGCTTGGTTGGGTAATAAATTGGGTGAGAAATTGCCAGAGAATACCACCTGTATTGGGCAACAAAAAGACGGTAATTTGATAGCAGTAATAGGGTATTGCGGTTTTAGGGCTAAATCGTGCTTAATGCACGTTGCAGCTATAGATGAGAATTGGATTAGTAAAGACCTGTTATGGGCAACCTTTGATTATCCCTTTAATAAACTAGGAGTTAGCGTTATACTTGCAACAGTTTCCTCTAATAATAAGGAAGCGTTAAAGTTAGACCGACACCTTGGTTTTGTAGATAAAGCGTATATCGAAGATGCCCACGAAGATGGGGATTTGGTTATATTAGCAATGAGGCGTGAAAATTGTCGTTTTCTCGACATTAAAGCGCCCCTAAAAGGAGTTAAACATGGGTAGCGGTGGCGGAATATTAGGTGATATATCAAATACATTGTTTGGCAGTCCTCAGACTGTAAACACTCCAGACTATACAGGTGCAGCGCAGCAAACATCTGCGGCTAATGCGGCTAATAACCGTATTAATCAAGTCACACCTTATGGTAATTCGACTTACCAACAAACTGGTACTGACCAGTATGGTAACCCTACCTATACCATGAATACAACGGCTGCCCCATTTGTGCAAAATGCTATTAATGCACAAGGCGGTCAATTAGCTTCTACCTACGGTTCAGCGTTTCAATCTCCTACATTTAATAGCACAGGCGATATGCCAAGCATGAACTACTATGGTTCACGCTTAAATCAACAGCAATTTAACCCTGCTACTCAGCTTTTGCCTTTGCCTAAATTTAATGTTAATACGCAAATTGACCAATCTAAATTACCTTCTTACGGTATTAACCCTGGTGAAACCTATGAAGCTGCAATTATGCGTAGGCTTGAACCTGCGTTACAGCGTCAAACAGAAGCCTCTGATGTTACTTTAGCTAATCAAGGTATTGTTCGTGGCACTAGGGCTTATGAAACAGCTAAACAACTTCTTGCACAACAACAAAATGACGCAAGAACAAGCGCTATTGTTGGTGGTATGGACACAGGATTGCGTGCTAATCAGCAAGCATTTGGTCAAGGCGCACAACAAATTGGGCTTAACCTTGCTGGTCAAGAACAGTCATTTACACAACCATTACGCACCAATGTGCAAAATATGTCTGCTAATGAATTGGCTTATAACCAACAAATTGCTAATCAAACTTTAGGCATGAACGCACAGCAACAAGCGTTTGTACAAGCTATGGCTAAATACATGGCCCCAGCACAAGTAGCAGGATTGCTTAAAAACCTATCTACACCTACTTATGCGCCAACAAATACCATACCTGGCACAGATTATTTAAGCGCAATGGGATTAACTAATCAATCTCAACAAGCTAATGCTAATGCCGAAAATGCTAGAAACAATGCAATGATAAGTGGATTGTTTAATTTGGCTGGTGCTGGCGTTAAAAAATACGGTTAAGGATAGATTATGGCTACCGATTTAAATCAATTATTAACTAATCCAGAACTTGCTGGATTTGAACGCCAACGCAGAATGGCAGAAATGCTTGTTCAAAAAGGGCAAAAAACGCCACAAGGTCAAATGATTGGCAACATTTATGTAGGTGCTAGTCCTTATGAATTTTTAGGTAATTTAGCCCAGCAATATGTTGGTGAACAAGAAATTAAAGATATTGACAAAAAAGAATTGTCGATGGCTAAAGCATTGCGTGAAGCAAAGTTGGCAGAAACTACAGGCATTATGTCTGCTTTAACTGGTACTCCAGAACAAGTTACGCAATTAGCTGGCCCTGCTTATCAAGGTGTATTACCTCAAGCTGTAATGCCAAGAATAGAAGCAAATCCACAAGAAGCATTGGCATTAGCCCTTAAATCTCAAACTGGTGCTGGTAATGTATTGTTGCCTTCTATTATGGAACAAGTATTACCTAAACAAATACCTGACCAAATTAAATTTAAATTAGCGCAAAAAGATGGTTATAAAGGCACATTTAATGACTTTATTAATCAAATGAATGAAGCTGACAAGGCTAGAATTGCTATTGATAAACAGCGTTTAGGTTTTGAAGGTCAAAGAGTTGGTTTAGAAGGCGAAAGACTTAATTTAGAAAAATTAAAAGCTGCCCAAGAATTGACTTATGGTAAACCCTTAACTGAATCACAAGCTAAAGCTACAGCGTTTCAAAGCCAAATGATTGGCGCAGAAAACAATTTAAAGCAATTAGAATCAAAAGGTTTTGACCCATCTTCTTTGAAAACACAAACAGCATTAAAAATGGCTGGTGGGCCATTAAATATAATTTCTGCACCAGAAGCACAACAATATAAACAAGCCCAAGAACAATGGGCTGAAGCATATTTGCGTTTTAAAACTGGTGCTGCTGCTACTGAAGGCGAAGTACAAAGAAATATTAAAACTTTCTTTCCTCAGTTTGGTGATAAACCACAGCAAGTTGCACAAAAAGCTGCAGCAAGGGCGCAAGCAGAACAAGATATTGGTTTTGCTGCTGGCATGGGTGCTGGGCGTGGCGCACAACCTATTACCCCCACACAATCTACAGGTGGTTGGTCTGTTAAATCGGTGAAATAATGGCACAATATATTGTTACTGCCCCTGATGGTAAAGAGATAACATTGGAAGGCCCTTCTGGGGCTTCACAAGCTGATGTTATTGCACAAGCACAAAAACTATATCAATCAACGCCCACACAGCCACAAGCACAAATTACTCCAGAATTGCCTGTTTGGGAAAGACCTCAAACACAATTTGCTGAAACTGGCGGTGGGGCTGCATTAGGTAGACCTGTACGAAATGTTGCACAAGTACAGCCAGAACCACGCCCATTAGAATCGGCATTAGCTGGTGCTACTAAATCTGCTGTTATTGACCCTGTATTGGGCGTTTCCCAATTATTAAGCGGTGGCAATGTTGGTGGTCAAGCTGCACAAAGCTATGCAGAACAAGCAAGACCTTATCAAGAAGCTAATCCAGCTTCTTATTTAACTGGTCAAATTGGTGGCGCTTTAGCACCTGGTCTTGGTATGGCAAAAGGCGCTGGCATGATACCTTCTTTTGCAAGGGCTAACCCATTAATTCAAGGTGTAAGTTTTGGTGCAACGCAAGGTGCAATTACTCCTGAAGCAACAGGTAAAACTGGTTTAGATTATTACCAAAATCAATTACAACAAGCTGGTATTGGCGCTGCTATTGGTGCAGTACCATCCATTGTATCTTCTGGCGCAAAAGCATTATCAAGTGGTTTGCGTAGAGGTCTTGGTATGACTACTGGTGCTGGTGAAGAAGCTATTGGGCAAGCCTTCCAAGCTGGTAAAATTGGCAATCAAGCGTTTGTACAAAACATAAAAGGTGAAGTACCAACTGTTGAAGTTCTTGACCAAGCCAAACAAGCATTGGCTAATATTCGTGCAAATCGTATGGCTGGGTACAAAGAAGGTATCCAATCAACAATGCCATCACAAGAAATTATTGCTGGTAAAGCATTGCCAACGCCTATGAAGCGTTTAAGTTTTGAACCAATTACAAGCAAATTAGATGAAACAATCCAATCTTTAAAAGTAGAAACACCAACTACTAGCAAATTTAAAATTGGCAAAGAAGAATTGTCTAAAGTTAAAGAATTAGAAAGCATTGTTGGAGAATGGAAAAAAGACTCTACATTGCATACTGCTGAAGGTTTAGACGCTTTAAAACAGCGTTTAGATGCTTTATACCCTGAAAGCCCAATGCAAAGACAAGCACAAAGGGCTATTACTTCCGTAAGAAACGCAGTTAAAGACACTATTGTTTCTCAAGATAAAAATTACGCCAAAACAATGAAAGCGTATGAAGAGTCTTTGACAATGGAAAGAGAAATTGAAAGGGCATTGTCTTTAGGAGATAAGGCTTCTGCTGATACAGCTATTCGCAAACTTCAATCTTTAACTAGAAACAATGCAAATACAAGTTTTGCATACAGAAAAGAATTAGCTGATGCTTTAAAGACTGAAGGTGGCGTTGATTTAATGCCAGCATTATCTGGTCAAGCGTTATCTTCTTGGACTCCAAGAGGTATGGCTGGTCAAGGAACTGCTTTAGGTATTGGCGCTACTGGTGCTTTAACTGTAAACCCTATGGCTGCTGCGTTGTTGCCATTAACCAGCCCAAGGTTGGTAGGTGCAACTGCTTATGGCGCTGGGAAAATGGCTTCCAAATTACCTTCCTCAGGAATGACAGAAGAACAAAAGAAACTAGCCCAATTATTAATGATTAAAGCAGCACAAGAAGGAGTTAAATAATGTCACGCAACGGTTCAGGTACATATTCCTTACCTGCTGGTAATCCAGTAGTTACAGGCACAACTATTAGTTCTACATGGGCTAATAACACGCTTACAGACATTGCTAATGCCCTTACAGGTTCTTTATCTGCTGACGGTCAAACAACCGCTTCTGGCAACCTTAATATGGGTACAAACCGTGTTATTAATTTAAGTGACCCAACTAGCGCACAAGACGCAGCTACTAAATACTATGTAGACCAATTAATTGCTGCTTTAGGCACAATGGCTTACCAAAATGCTAATGCTGTTGCAATTACTGGCGGTACTGTTACAAGCGTAACAATTAATTTAAGCAGCATGACTAATCAAATGTTTTTGCCTGTTGGCCCTACAGCTTTGCGTACTGCTTCACCTATTCAAGGTTTAATGCGTTTTAATACTGACGCAGGTGGTTTTTACGAAGGTTATATTGGCAGCACATGGCAAAAGTTTGTAACTGTTAACCAAGGTTCTTATGTTATTACCTATGTTTCCATAGGTGGTGGTGCTGGCGGAGGCGCTGCTGGTGGTGGCGGTTCTGGTGGTGGTGGCGCAGGACAATTTACTGCAAGTTCATTCACCGCTATTCCTACCAATGTCTTTACTATGACTATTGGTGGCGGTGGCGCACAAGGCGCTAACGGTTCTTCAAGCACTATTCCTGGCATTGTTACAAGTTTAGGTGGTAGCCCTGGTTCAACCCCTCCAACAAGTTTTGGTGGTAGCGGAGGTTCATCAGGAAACGGATTTGGTGGCGGTAGTGCAGGTTCAAACACAGGCGGTGGCGGTGGAGGTGGTTCTAGCGCTGTAGGTGCAAGTGGAACAATAGGCGGTGGTGGTAATGGTGGTGCTGGAACAAACTCAGTTATTACTGGTAGTTCTGTAGACTACGCTGGAGGTGGTGGTGGTGGTGGTTCTCCAGGTGGTTCTGGTGCTGCTGGTGGTGGTGCTGGTGGTGGTACTGGTGGTGCTGGTACTCCTAACTCAGGTTCAGGAGGCGGAGGAAGCAATGGCGGTGGTGGCGGTAATGGTGGTTCAGGCGTTATTATTTTATCTATGCCTACCGCTAATTACTCTGGCACAACTACAGGTAGCCCAACAATTATTACAAGTGGTGCTAATACCATTCTTAAATACAATTCTTCTGGCACATACACCGCATAAGGAAAGACTATGTTTATTTTTACTTGGTTATTTGACAAGATTGGCTATATGCCAAAAGTGACTGTAGATACTGCATGGTCTTTTCCTACGCCTAATAAAGTTGCCCCAAAAGCTAAAACTGTTGCCCAAAAGCCAACAGTAAAAAAGGCTACTACTCGTAAGAAGAAAGCATAATCATGGAATGGCAATATGTATTTAATTTTCTAGGTGCTGGACTTCTTACTGCTGTAGGTTGGTGGTGCAGACAAATTTGGGACTCAGTACAAACTTTAAAAAAAGATGTTCAAAACATTGAAGTAGTGCTTCCTACTAAATATGTTCTTAAAGAAGATATTGAAACCAAATTTGACAAATTAGAAAATACATTGCAACGCATTCTAGATAAGCTAGACACCAAAGCTGACAAATGAGGCGCAAAACTAGGGGTGCTATGCACTCCAAAACTATGTGGTTTTCCTTTGCGTTAGTGGTGCTAGGAGTGGTCTATGACAATTTTAGCTATATTGAAAATCTTATTGACCCTCGTTTGTATGGCGTATTTCTTATTTTTATTGGTATTGTTGTTGCTGTGCTTAGATTTGTAACCACAATGCCTTTAGAGGACAAATAATGTTTGGTTTAACTATCCCATTTCAGTTTTATATATACGCAGCGTTGTCTTTGGCTGCTGTTGGTGGTATTGGCTACGGCAAATATCAATCTGTTAAATATGATGCCTATGTATCAAAAGCTGAAGCTGTTGCTAAAGAACAAGATATGATTAATCTTTATAAGGCTAAAGAGGCTGCCCAAGTAAATGAAAAGGTAAAAAATGATTATGAAAATAAACTGTCTATTATTAAGCGTACTTATAGTGGGGTGCGCTTCACCAATGCCCAACAAACAGGCGTTATTTCCAACACCGCCAGCGCAACTGATGGCACAGCCACCGACCCTCAATTTATTGAAAAGTGCGCCATAACGACATTACAACTTGTTTCATTGCAAGCATGGTTAAATGAACAAATAGGCATATTTAATGCAAGGTAATTTTAAAGAGTGTCTTGAGTTAATATTAAAGGCAGAAGGTGGTTGGGTTAATCATCCTAGCGACCCAGGCGGTGAAACAAATTTAGGCGTTACTAAGCGTGTTTGGGAAGAATGGGTAGGTCACCCTGTGGAGTCCCTTAAAAATCTCACAAAAGACCAAGTAGCACCTTTATATGAACAAAGATACTGGAGGCCTTGCTATGGAGAAATACTGCCTAGGGGACTCGACCTTGTTGTCTTTTCAATGGGAGTTAACGCAGGGCCAGGTAGGTCAGTTAAATTGCTTCAATCAGCTATTGGATGTGTACCTGACGGAGTTATTGGCCCAAAAACAA